CACTCAGATTAGTATGTATGTGGAGGGTGATATGCCACCAAAGGGATACAAACTTAGCGAGGAAAGTAAGCAATTAATAAGTGCCTCGCATCACAATCGGGAATCGGTTCTCATAGGACGATATGGACTCACGGAAGAAACAGTACGAGAAGAACTTGCTGCTGGCCGAATCTGGTGCAGCGATTGCAAGTCTTTCCGTGACCGAAATTGCTTTGGAGATTCTGAATACAAGGTACGCTGTAAAGATTGCGACCATAAAAGAGGGAAATCTGCATATTGGCGCAATCCAGAGAAAGCGCGGATTAGGTCAAGAAAATACACCGAGGCCCATAGGAACGATCCAAAAACCTTGGAACGAATCCGTGCGCATGAAATTGCACGAAACAAACATCGCAGAACACATCCAGATTCTTGGAAAAAAGGTTATCTCAAGAGAGTTTTTGGTGTCACGCTGGAATGGTATGACCAAAAACTTAAAGAACAAAATGGCCATTGTGCGTTATGCCAAGAGGTTATCGCTCACAAGGGTTCTAAGAGCTTGGCAGTTGACCACAATCACAAGCATTGCTCTAAATCAAGAGGATGCCAAGATTGTGTACGGGGATTGCTTTGCTCTTCCTGTAATTTCTTGGTAGGGCTTGTGGAAACTAAATGGGGAAGAATCATGGAAGCACGAGAATACTTGGAGAAGTATGAACTCAACGATTGAAACGTGCTCTTCATTATCGAAGCCTACTCACTATCCCATGATGTCTATGGGGCAGTACGGGAAAATCCCCGGCAGGGATGAGCCTCTTTTCCGAATCGTCTTTGCGCCAACCGTGCGCGGTCTGGTAGGCGGTGAATTTACGGACCCGGATACGGGCGCTGTTGAATTCACCGGCTATCGTTCTTGCCCGCGCTACGAATACATCGGCGACAAATGGATCATGGAAAAGTGGGTTTCGGCCCAAGATTTCACCAAGCAGACGGAACTTGAATACCGAGCTGCATGGGAAGACCCCAAAACCCATCTATGCCTCACCGGACCTTATCCGTCCAATGGTGATTGGCAGTGGGTATGGACCTTCAACAAACCGGAGCAAATTGGCGCTGCGGGAATTGTAGCTGCGCTCGTCAATAAGGCAAAATTCAACTCTCAGGCCGCGAACCGGGCAGCAATCGAGCAGGCAACGGAAAAAGCGAAGCAGGACAAATTTCAGCAGAACTTCGACAAGATGCACGACAGTCAGCGGGTGTCAGGTATCCGGGCTGCGAACATCGGCGGACGGGTCAAGGCGCAAAAATCCTTCCCTGAGCTTAAAGATGCTCGGAGCCTGGGATTACCCGTGCGCGGTGCAAGAACAATCAAACCTACCTCTGGGCAACTTCAGGTAGCCGGTTTCTAAAGGAGAGAATATGCCTTCAAGCATCATCGACAGGGCGTTACCGAAAGTTCCTCGTTCGGACGTGGCGGACAGGGCAATCGGCCAAAAGCAGTCCATCGGCAGATCGCGCATCCTTCCAATCAAATTGCGGATCATTGAGGAATCGAAGAAAGAGAAAGTCCACATCTTCAATGTCGGCCCCTGGGCGCAAACCGTGAACACCGGGTCAACTGGCACTTTCACCATTCCCGCGTGTCCCAACGGGGATGAATATGCCGAGATGCTGGTGATGAACGCAGTCACAGGACAGTGGGAATCTCCTATCTCGAAAACTATGGAAGAGTTTGTCATCAAATCTGAGGATGAGATGACGGCGCTCTACGACAATGGAGCAGATGAGGATGGAAAACTCGGTTTCGCAAGCCGGATGATTGGCATTGGGAAACCAAGGCATCGCAGTCTTGTCCGTTTCGGAATTTTCGTTTCAGAGAATGAAGTGCCGACGCGGGAAGAGTTACGGAACGCGCACTTGGCGCTTGAGGAAGAGTGCCGCCAGATTGTGAAGTGGGCAGGCGACATTTACGCTACAGACCGCAAGCTATTTGCCCGCGCCGTGCGCCCCGAAGTTCACTTCCTGGCCGCAAAGATTCTTGGCCGCGACAACCCGCAGGATTCCCCGTGGATGCTTGATGCGAACCCGGTTGGGCGTACCAAGTGCAAGATGTGTGGACGGCTCTGCGATCCCGATGTGGCAACGTGCGAGGCTGGCCATGTGGTGAACCGCCAGCTCTACGATGAATTGATGCTTGCCGATGCAATCCTCAAGGAAGAAATTGCTGCGGCAGCAAAGAAAGGAAAGTAAGTGAGCTACGGCGTTGTCTATCTTATAACCAATCTGGTCAATGGGAAATGCTACATTGGCCAGACGGTGGACTATGCTCAGCGTATGGGACAGCACTCTCGAACAAAGGTCAAGACTCCTCTCGCGTGTGCAATCCGAGCGCATGGCTGGGAGAATTTCAGTCGAGAGATTCTAGGGGAAGCAGAGGATAAGGAATCTCTCGACAATCTTGAAAAATTATGGATGATTGTCTCTAACGCTACGGAAATCGGATACAACCTCAAAGAAGGTGGTTCTGCTGGAAAACATGCTCCAGAGACTCGCGCTAAGATGTCTTTGGCTAAGAAGTTGAATCCTCCCCATAACCTTCCCGTTGGATATTGGACAGGGAAAAAGCGCCCCGACGTTACCGCCAGACTTCTTGGGCATAAATTCGGTCCTCGGAGTTTAGAGGCCCGTAAGAGAATGTCCGATGCGCATAAGGGAAAGATACAGTCGCCTGAATCTAACGAGAAACGCAGAGCCGCATTGCTTGGAAGAAAGCGCGGACCTGTGAGCGAAGAAACAAGGCGCAAACTATCAGAATCGCATATGGGACAAGTCTGCTGGTGCAAGGGAAAGAAAAGGCCAGACATAAGCGAAAGAAATCGTCTGCACAACCCTAACAGGAGGTCATCAAATGCCCATACCTCCTCCTAGTCCTACTGCCCCCTATGATTCTGTGGACAGCGTTTTAAATCTCGTCAGAAGCAAAATGCTGGACACTATCGGCTCACTGGCGGGAGACATTCTCACTGACGCACAGCCCTTCATGCAGGAATACACGAACGCTGGCTGGAGAGAGTTGCAATTCTTTCTGGCCACGCTCGGATACTCCGCGTTCAAAATGCCATTTATCGGCGTTGGCTATCCCGTGGTGGACTCGATTGATCCGGCACTATGGACAAGCCTCAACTGGAGCCAATTCGTTAACGCCAGCGGCACAAACTACGCGCCCCCTTATGTGGCCGTGCTTCCGCAAAACGTGATACTTCCGTTGAAAGTCAGCGAGAGGATCACCGGAACGCAGTCGCGGTTCTCTCATATGCAGATGGCAAAGGATTCACTGCCAGAGGCGCGCAAAGGCGTTTATAACGGCTGGTGGCTATGGGAAAACAACACGCTGTATATGCCCGGTTCGATCTACTCTATGGATTTGCGGATGGAACTGGCGATCTATCTACCGGATTTTGTAACCTCCTCAGACGGGTCGATTCTCTGGTCTGCTCGTCCGGTCCCGATCATGCGGGCGAAAACAGCACTCGCGCTTTTCATTGCGGATGAGGTTGACGGCGCAAGAAACACTCCGGCGGCCGGATTCAAGGCTCTGGCGGAACAGGCCGCTCGGCAGATTTACAACATCGAAGTCTCACAAAAACAGCGCGTTCCGACTCAGCGCCAACCTTTCTGCGGAAGGCGCGGCGACGGGTACGGTATGCAGGTTTGGTAAAGGAGAACTATGGCAATCAAAGTGACGTTGGACGGCGGCGGGACCGGGGCGAATGTCCTTGGAGTTCCCGACGTAACCGAACGTGAGCAGATTTATCAAGGCACGCTGACGCTCTCTGGAAACTATGGCGGCGCAGCAACCCACGGCGATACCCTGAGCTTTGCCAACATCTTCGGCCTTCTCTCGCAGAAGGTTCCGTTGAAGGTGGAGATTTACGAGCAGCCTCCTGCGGGCACAGCGCCGTCGTTCTTTAACGCCGTCTTTTGCCCTGGCACAACGTTTGCCAACGGGGTAGTGAGCTTTGCTACTTCATTCGGCACAGAGTACACGCAGGGCAATGCGTATTCTGGCAGTGCCCCGCTTGCGGCGGCAGTATGGAAGTTCAGAGCATGGTTCCCGCAGGGGCAATAATCCATGGGAATCAACGCTACGGGCGCGGTTCCTGTCCCCTTGACCGTCTACGGGTCATGGGTAAGTGAAGTCTCGCCCAACGCGGTTCCTGAAAACATCTCGCCGGACTGTGGCGATGTGGCGTTCGCTCCCGGCTCCGTCGGGTCGCGGCCTGCTCTCCAGCGGCGTTTGGCCTCTCCTTTCGCCGCTGGGGGGCCGAATGGTTACGTGCCGACAATCGTCGGGATGTACAGCTACACACTGCCCACCGGCCAGATTCAGAATCTCTATTTTGATTCCAACGGGATCCTCTGGATTGAGTATTTCAGCATCACACCGGGCGCATATACGCAACTGTTCCAATCCACACCGGGGAGCTATGCGAAGTTCACAGGCACGTTTGGCCGTGTCTACATCGCAATCTCTGACGGGCTGCATGGCGCGGAGGTTCCGCTGCAATGGGATGGAACCTATCTTGACCGAGTGACGCAGGATGGCCCCGGAGTGGCTCCTATAGTTACCAGCGTTGCGCTTCCATCGTCGCAAATGGTGGCAAGTGGGAGCACGCTGAACAGAAGCAACAATGTTGTGCTTTGCGCGACAGCTACGGCGCACGGCCTAAAGGTTGGCTACCAGGCGCAGATTTCCAATGTGCCAGATTCAAATTCCACGACAGTCAATAGAGCCAATACTTCGCCATATCCATACGGACAAGCAAGCCCTGGACATAGCTGGGAATCGGTCGATGGAAAAACATGGAGGTCACTTTTCAATCCCGGAACGTCTCCTTTGGCAGATTTCACCGTGACGGGTTTTGGGTTCAATATCCCCTCAACGGCTGTCATTCTTGGGGTTGTTATCGGCTTTAATGCTTACGCGCAATCTTTACCGACAACGGGAACGATTGGGACAGTTGCACTATGGATAGCGGGTGCTCAACTCGGAACTTCAAAAACTCCCGGCACGGCATTCACCACTGCGACTTATCCAGGAGTGCAGGAATCTTATGGGAGCGCGGGAGATGCGTGGGGCGGCGCGCTAACACCAACAATAGTCAATGACGGTACTTTCGGATTTGCTGTTTCGTGCGTGGCTGATTCTGTGCGCTTGTTCATGGTGCCGAATTTCACGATGACGATCTATTACACGCTATCAGGAAGCGGAACTGTCGCAATTGTTTCATCTATCGTCATCAACAACGAAGTTGCTGCCGGGTTAGCGCTTGTAACTACTACCGAGCCACATGGATTAGCGCCCCAAGAGTATGTTTCGATTGTCGGCGTGGAACCAGCTGTAGTTGCCAATGTCTCGGCAGCGCAATGGTCTGCCGGGGTGACGACGATTACCACAATTGCAAGCCATAATCTAACCCCCGGAGCAGTCATCCAAAATAACGGTATGACGACTTCAACAGGCAGCACAACCTTTAGTTTTGATGGTACTTTCACTGTTGAAAAAGTGCCGTCACCGAACCAGCTTGTTTACTATCAGACGCCAATTACGGCCGCAGACCCCGACGTTATCAACGCAACAGCCACTACGGGAACGATTTCAGTAGCATGGCCGATCCCCGATAACACGCCAACTCCAACCTATTTCGAGGTTGATTCCTGCCCGACGGCGACAACCTTCTATGTTCAAGTGACTTACTCGGATGGGACATGGACAACAGGCACGGTGGGATTTATTTGGGAAGGAACCTTTTTTGTTACGACCATTCCGAGTGCAACCACTTTCACGTATTTTCAGCCTGGGCCGAATGGCGCTACCTCTGCCGTGGGAACAGTTACGCCTTTTGGACAGGCGGCGCCCGGACTGCATCTTGTCGCTATGTGCGGGATTACACGGCAAGGTGCAATAACAGCACCGGGACCGTTCTCTACCTTCATTGCCAATGGTGGGCAGTACCTCAATGTGGCAGGCATCCTTCCCGGCCCGTCAAACTGGGTTGGGCGCATCCTGATCTTCACTGGTGCACAGCCTGACGTGCCAGGCGAGTTGCCGCCATTCTTCTATATCCCCGTCACTCCGATGCTTGAGGGGCAGATTGTTGGCACGACAACGCAGATAGACGACAACACGACAACTTCCGTGTTGCTTGATTTCTCTGACGACACGCTCTATGCGGCAATCGGTGTAAGCATCGCCGGAAACAATATTGCTAACCAGATCGTGCTTGACGGGGCGCTCGGATTCGGCGCATATCTCTCGCGGCTGACCACATGGGGCCAGCGCAACAACATCCAAAACCTGCTTAATATGGGCTTTGATGCGGATACTACCGGAGTAACAGCGCCGCAGGGATGGACAGTATTCACGGGCCATGGAAGCCGTGGCGGTGGTGTAACGGCAAGTCTGGCAAGTCGCCCCGCTGGA